ATTGATGTCAAAGAAGCTGCCCTTGGATTCGGTGATGACGAGTGGGATCCGCCGTCATCTTTTCCTGATCTTACAGGCTATGATCGTATCGCCATCGACTTGGAAACAAGAGATCCAAACCTTATGAAGCTGGGGCCGGGGTGGTGCAGGAATGATGGCTATGTCATAGGCTACGCTGTGGCGGCTGGTGACTTCGTTGGCTACTATCCTGTGCGTCACGAGGATGGCAACCTGCCGGAGAAGCTGGTGGTTAACTGGCTGAAGAAACAGATGGCGACACCCAAGATCGAGAAGGTTATGCACAATGCCATGTACGATCTGGGATGGATGCGCTGGGCAGGGATCGAGGTCCAAGGTCCGATAATCGATACCATGATAGCCGCGCCACTGCTTAACGAAAACCGTAGGTACTACAATCTAAACTCTCTGACCGGAGAGTATCTTGGGGAGTACAAGAACGAGAAGATGCTCAAGGCTGCGGCTGCGATGTATGGTGTAGATCCTAAGAGCGATATGTGGAGATTGCCCTCGAAGTTTGTGGGCAGCTACGCCGAACAGGATGCTGCGGTGACGCTACGTCTTTGGGACAGGCTGCGTGTGGACATCAAGCAGGATGAAGTCACAAGTATCTTTCAGTTGGAGTCCAGTTTGTTACCTGTTCTTCTTGAGATGAAAACCAAAGGTGTGCGTGTTGACACTGATGGGGCAGAGCAGATCCAGATCGAACTTAGCAAGCGCGAGAAAGAACTATTAAAAGAGATAAGGTCCGATACCGGGGTGTCTATCGAGCCGTGGTCTGCTGCATCGGTGGCAAAGGCGTTCGATGCCCTTGGGCTTAAATACCATAGGACAGAAAACTCTAATGCTCCGTCCTTTACAAAGCAGTTTCTTAGCAATCATACTCATCCCATAGCACAGAAGATTGTGAAATTGCGTGAATTTAACAAGGCAAACACTACCTTTGTTGAGACAATACTTGAACATTCGTGTAATGGTCGCATCCATTGTGATTTTAATCCTCTTCGTTCTGATGAAGGGGGGACAGTTACAGGACGATTTTCGTCGAGCAACCCAAATTTACAGCAGATCCCGGCGAGAGATCCAGAGATAAAGTCCATGATCCGTGGGTTGTTTATCCCTGAAGAGGGTACAAAGTGGGGCAGCTTTGACTATGCCTCACAAGAACCACGCTGGCTGGCGCACTATTGTGCTCAACTGAACGGCGTACACAGGCACCCTCAGATAGATAGTGTAATTGATATGTATCAGGAGGGCAACGCTGACTTCCACCAGATGGTGGCAGACCTTGCTGACATAACCCGTAAGGAAGCCAAGACTGTAAACCTTGGTATCATGTACGGTATGGGCCGCAAGAAGCTGGCTGGTGTTATGGACATCGATGAGATGGAAGCCAAGTCTCTGCTCGAGAAGTACCATGAGAGGGTGCCATTTGTGAAAGGTATTGCAGATCTGGCAGCATCAACCGCTAGTAAGTCCGGGTCAATACGGACATGGCTGGGGCGTAAATGCAGGTTTGATATGTGGGAGCCTAAGTCATTCGGGTACAACAAGGCCATGAAGATCGAGGATGCAATCAAAGAGTATGGTGGCAAGGGTATGATACGTCGTGCCTTTACATACAAGGCTTTGAACAAACTCATCCAAGGTTCGAGTGCCGACCAGACAAAGAAAGCGATGGTAGATTGCCATGCCGAGGGTCTAACACCTATGCTTACAGTTCATGACGAGTTGTGTTTTAGCATCAGCAGCCAAGAACAATCGGACAGAATTGTTGAAATCATGTCCACTTGTGTGCCAAATTTAAAGGTGCCCTTCGAGGTTGACGCAGAACTTGGTGATAACTGGGGAGAAGTAGGATGAATTGTTGGCACTGTCAGACAGAATTAATTTGGGGTGGTGACCATGATCTTGAGGAAGATAGTGACTCTTTTTCTATGGTTACTAATTTAAGTTGTCCCGAGTGTGGGGCATTCGTGGAAGTGTATCTTCCAAAACAAGAGGAGCAAGAAGATGTGGACTAAGTTTTTAAAACTGTTCTTTCCCTGTCTCGTTAAAGAGCCAAAGAGAGCCAGATATATGGACGGACGTTTGAAGGGGGACGATAAGAAAACTCCGACCATCAACGAAGCGTGGGAAGGTGGCAAAGCACCCGCCAAAAAGAGAGGCCGTCCGCCGAAGGCCAAGAAGCGCGGAAGACCACCGAAGAAAAAATGAGTAACTTTTCTGACGCAAAGCTGTCAGTAAGCCAGTCAGTCCAGTCCGTGACTCAGTTGTTTTTGAGGCACGAGTCTGGGTTGCTGGACGAAGCTATTAGCAAGCTGCACGAAGTAGAAAGCCTAATTCAAAAGGCAGAAAGGGAGGTTAGAGATGATGTTTGAAGCGTTAATACTTTTGTGTATGTCAAAGGGACTAGATGACTGCTCTGTCATAGAAGACATTCGAGGTCCTTACACAACACTCGAGAGGTGCATGGGCAGAACAGCGGAGATGACCGCTGACATATTAAAGTTCGACAAGAACCAATTCGTCATGGGTGCAAGATGTGAGCCTGTTGAGACTTCAAAACCTCGATTCTCAGCGACCTGAAGGTATACTGGTACGTCTACTGTTCACGAGGTCCACGAGAATCGATGTTTTTATTCAATGATTTCAGTCTTTTGCTAGGTCACGGATACGCTTGACCAAACGCTTGGCCCGGTTCGGGACCTGATCATGCCACCGAGAATCGACCATTTCGTCTGCCATTTTGTTCCAGTCCCGGGCATCGCATCCAGCTTTCATGCCTTTGAACTTAGACAGCCGTGGTCTGCCCATATTAAACATCATATTGCAAATTACTAATTGTGCTTCTTCGGGCAGATCATCGAAGTCATCGTACAATACTTTGCATTCATCTATTGTAACAGCTACGTCTAGGAGAAATGCTCTATGCACTCGCTCTTCAGACACCTCTGTACCGATAGGTTCACCGAACTCAGGGTCGGCTTCGGTAATGAGGTGACCGATTCCCAGCGTGGGCAAATTTAAATGATCTAAATATACTGAATACTTACAGCCCTCGTCGTCTGCAAGCTCCATTCTTAGCTGATCTTTATTCATTATACCGTCCTTGAAATCTGTGCATTTTTAATAGCATTAATCGGGTTACCACCACCAACAAGCTGTTGATTAAGCTGCTGGTTGTTAGCAATAGAAACTGGTGCGGAGGTTGACAAGGGGCTACCAACCCCCGCTTGCGCCGCCACGGGAGGAGCCGGGGCTGCGGCAACTGGTTGTTGTACTGGTTGTGCGTTTGAAAATAAATTATCATCTTGTGCGTCTGAGAATAAATTATCATCTACGGGTGATAATTCTTTTTGTTCTTCAACTGGCTCACCTAAATCACGTTGACGAAACTCTCTCCGAATTGCATTTATTTCAGGCATTGGAAGTCTATTGCCATAACCACGAACACGTTTTCTTATTTCTGAACTAGGTCTAAATGGAACAAATCTTCCTCGCATAAGAGCGTTGACATCAGCTACTTTATTTTTTCTAAGAGCTTTACGGATTTCATAGTCAGGCATACCAGACTTACGCATATTTTCAATAGTTCGATACATTTCATTAACTACTCTGAAACGAGTTTCGTTAGCTTCTCTATATGTTTCAACGGCATTATCTGGGTCTAATACCCCTCTTGTAGACACTGCTGAATTAAATATTTGTGAGGCACTTTGTAATGCTCTGCCATACTCAAATCCACGATACATCAATACGTTGTCTGGTTTTACTTCTGTCTCGGTGATTCCACTAAAAGTACGAAATATTTCTTGAGCTATCTTGCGTTCGTTACCAGCAGGATCAACGGTATTTTCTGCGAACGCTCTGGTTAAACGTCCTAATTCAATACCGGGTGCTTGTGTTTCTTTTTTCTGAGCTTTGATATCACCAAGAAGTTTTGCTCCCCCCGGAACAAACGCACTACTGATGTGTGCCATACTCTTAAATACTTTATCACCGGGAGTGTCTACGTCATCACGATAAACTTTCGCACCAGTCTGTGTCCTGCCTCCTCTGATAGTTGTGTCGAGAAGACGTTCTGTAAGAATTGATTCCCCTGCAAACGGCTCAAACATCTCAGCTACTGCACCCATGACAGCATCCGTTGCTATCTTACTCGTGTCTGAACCCATGTCTTCACCTTTGCTCACGGCATTAAGAATTGCACGGGCTGGCTTGGATAAGTAACCGTAAGGATTCGTGTAACTGTAGTTTGTATAACCTGTAATTATATTCTTTCCGTTTGGACCCACTTTTGTACTGGTAGGTAAAAGTATTGCATTTTGTTCCCATGATGCACCGTTCTCTCGTATAGCATCTATTTGTTCTTGCGTGGTGCCCGTAAGATCAAGCGCCATTTTCTGCATAGCAGTCGGCACAACCATTGTTGTAGTTGTAAAACCCATTAAACGTCGCAGTCCAATTTGTTGTATCCCCGAATTTGTACTAGCGAGTTCATCAAGAGCTTGCTTGAACGTATTAGCACTGGTGCGTAAGATCTCTGCCGGGAACGCAATAAAGTTGCCGACAGGAAGCTTACGAATACCTTTAATAAATTCAGGTACACGCTCGTAGTTTGGAACTGTGTTCTTTACAATGTTTGCGGCGTACTGATCAAGAGCCTCCGCCGATGCTCGACTAGAAGGAACTCCGTCTGCGGATGCTTTTTGCATTAAAGAATCAAAATTTTTATCACCAAGAACTCCTTTAGCAGTTGCGTTTACATCTCCTCCAAAAGCGGACAGAAGTTTATTGCGCTCAAACTCAAAGTTATAGACCTTCCAGACATCGTCACCACCTTGATATAGATCACGCATACGTTTATTAGCACTGGTTAAAAACATTCCTGCTTTACCACGTTTAAATTTTTGACTTAACTTACCACTGGTAGGTATCCCAAGCGCATCATCAACTGCTCCTTTTGTTGAGCCGTACCCCATAGAGATAAGGTTATCAATTTCTCTGAGTTGAGACTGTGTTCCAACAACACCCATGCGCTGTAAGTTTTTGAAGTAACTTGCCTTGTCAGGGCGTTTTACAATGTCCTTCCACACAGTTCCAATCGAGTCAAACAAGTTAGCACCAGATCCTACATTACCTTGTGCAAGGGCAAAAAGACTGGATGATGTGAAGTTTCTAATTTGTGTGACAGGTGACAGAACTGTGGCACCATACTGTGTAATACCCTTGCCTTTTAAAAAAGTTGAATAAGATGCTCTCATTACTTGAGAGAAGTCTCCTGTGTTGGCTTTTGTTTGCATAGTTAGATCTTTATACACATTGTTTTTAGCGTATACATTATCTGTCAAAGAGCCAAAACCTTCTCCTAGCTGTTCATATTCTCCTTTGGCTGCGGTAGGTAATCTTTTAAAAGACTCCTGTGAGATAAACATACCAGATGCATCATCGACCAGATCGTTGTTAATGAACTTATAGAATTTATCAGTAGCCACAAATTCTGCCATGTCCGCAACTGTTGTTGTCAATGCTTCAATAGGATCTTTTACCTCTCCCATTAAACGACGAAGCATTTCATTATTAGCCTGCCTACTTTTAAATAAACCTGTTCTAAGTCTGTTGGCTGCAACTGTTTGAGCCTGTTTAGTTCCGAATGATTTTAAAGAACGACCCGTGTATTGAGACACAAAATTGTCTGTCAATCGTTCAGCAGCTTCTTTTGTTAGAACATTTTTACCGCCCTCAATTAATATGTCAGTCCC